GGAGTTCCTCAAGTACTATCAAGCTTAAATGAGGCTGCCTCAAAAGTTTTTAAAACTAAAAAAGCTGGGTGGAGCTCTAGTTCTTATGCCTCTCCAAGTATTCTAGCCGCTTTTGGACAAGCCATTGTAGACGGAAAGCCAGTATCTTATGATGATCTTGAAAAAGTATTTGGAAAGAAAACTGACGATGTTTTAGCCCAGCTTCCTGGTGGCAAATATGATGGAAACATTACTGGTAATAAAAAAGACCTTATAAAATTAATTTCTTCTAAAGGATTTAAGGGAGATGCGTTAAAGACTGCGTACGCAATTGCTATTGCCGAATCAGGTGGTAGATCTAATGCCCACAACGGCGATGCTAGCACAGGTGATGATTCCTACGGATTGTATCAAATTAATATGATTGGTAGCCTTGGGCCTGCTAGACGCAAAAAGTTTAATCTTAAAAGCAATCAAGACCTATTTAACCCAAGTACTAATGCTGGTATAGCAGCTCACATGAGCCAACGAGGTAATAACTGGAGCGCCTGGTCTAGTTATAAAACCGGAGCTTACATGAAGCACCTAAAACAAGCAGATGCTGTTGCTCTTGAAGCACGCGTAGGTGGAGAAGCTAGCAACGGCATGAACGTCGGTGCCCCTGAAGGAGGATCTAGTGCAAACCATGGTGGTGGAGGCAGCAGTAGCGCAACTGTAAACTCAAATAGAAATGTTACAATTAACCTTGATATGAAAGTAAACATTGCACAGGGAAGCGCCCAAGAAGCAGAACGTATGGTTAAGCTAGTTGGGGAAAAACTAAGAAAAGATGCAACATTACGTAAGATTGCGAGTAGTCTATAATGGCATATACATACGAGTATTTTTATACTGTACAAGTAGAAACTTCGTTTATGAGTCAAACAGAATTAAACTCTGCGGGATCAAACACTGATAAAACTTTACAAACTTTATTTGGTGAATATGTAATGACGCACACAGAACAAAATTTAATCTCAGTGGCTGCTGGAACTGTAGATACTTATGGTGTATACAATGGGCCGGCCTCAACTGCTGGTCCTTACGCTACTCAAATTCATGCAACAAAAGATAATAAATTTAGATATTGTTTAAGGTTTTATCTTAAGAGAACTAACTTAGAAACCATTGGAGTTCCCGGCGCTAACCCCTTTGAATATTTTTGGCTAAACGAAGCGGCCGTAAAAAATATAAAGATTACACCTGCTAGTACAAATTTATCTGTTGGCGATGTAGAAATTGATAAAAATAAAAAATATGGTTTTAGCGGAATTACTGCAAACCAACAAACTTCACCAAACAAAGATACGGAAAATCAAAGTGTAAACTTTATGTTTACTATTAAAGTTAAAGCTTTTACTAAGTCTACATTTAACCCTGTATTTACAGTAAGTGCAGATCTTTTTCCAGACAAAGTTGCTTATCGACCTGAACCTGGGGCTGTAAGAATTCAAGTTGATAAAGAAAGTCCTGCCTACTCTGGGCAAATGACTCTTGCTGGAATAAACCCAAAAATTATTTTAAGAGCAGGACGAGTAGTTCCTACAGTTCCAGCAGATTTTAAAACTCGTCTTACAGCAAGAACTGGACATTTTACTACCGCAAAAACAAGCAAGTTAGACTATAGCTATATCTATGATATTTGTAATAAAAAATGGATTGGTTTTAAAGTTGGAACAAAAACCAACACTAGCAGTGATCTAGTTTTTACTTATTTAACTTCTAGTATTGACGGTAAAACAATTACTGAAACTCAACTTGCCTCTGGCACTGCAAAGGATGGCTTGCCTCCAGTAAACCTTAGGGCAATGCACAAAAAGTTATACGATGCTCAACTTGGTCAATGCGGCGACAAATTAGACACTAATTTAACAAATGACCCAGAAAAGCCAACGCAAGTATTTCCACCAGTTGATGCTCAAAGATGGAATCCACCACCACATGTTGCTAGCAAAGGCATGCCTTTTGGAATGCGTGCAGGAGTTGCCTTAGACCCAAAAGGTCAACCGTACAATCCTGACGACTTTACAAAGTTAAAAGGTGACATATATAAGTTTATAGGTGATGATGGCCGCCTAGAACGTGGTCGCATATTCCAAGACAAACTTTCTGCAGAAGTTAGGAATACAAGCGCGTTATCTTTAGGAACTGGATCAAAAGCAACAGCAAAACAATGGGGCTTTAGATTTATGTACAACCCAGAAGTATTTGGTTATAGCACTAGCGGCAATAATTCAATTGACTGGACGTTTGGATCTAAAGATTCTGCAACTTCACTTGGTGGTAATCAAACTGTTAAAGTTGAACTTCTAATAAGTAGAATTAGTGATCTAAGTTATTTAAATATGCCTGCTGCAAAAAGAGATGAAACTGCTGCGTATGGAAGACCGCTACAGGCTGAAGAACGTTATGGTCTTTTAAACCGAGGAACTGAATACGATTTAGAGTTTTTATATCGCTGTTTAAACGGAGATCCAGAAGAAAATACTATGCTACTTGACGAAAACTATGGGGTTAACATTGGTCACAAAGAATACCGTAGAAGTTCAGATATTGGATATATTACCGGTATTCCATTGTGGATGTATTTAGGGCCAAATTTAAGATACTATGGTTCTGTAACTGGACTTAACGTTACTCATAAAATGTTTGATTTAAACATGGTTCCTATGCTTTCAGTTATTTCTATCGACTTTACTCGTTATCCTGCGGCATTTAACATAGAGGGCGACACTGGAGTTAGGGCTATTGGAACTATGGGCGGCGTTGATCCTGCAAGCACAACTACTACACCTACGCCACCAGGAGGATAATCATGATTGAAAGAGTTTCACGCTACTACGATGGCCCACTATCGCAGACTGCTCATAAGTATACAGGTGACCCTGCCGTATCTGTTTACCGTGCTTTTTCAACCTCTAAAAAAGTACAGTATGTAGAATATATCTGGGCAGATGGGGACTCAATAGCTATTCTAGCTCAGGCTTATGGGTTAGGTTCAAAATATTGGTGGGAAATTATGGAAATTAACCCCGAAATTGATGACCCATTTAATATTTCTGCTGGAACAATTCTTAGGGTTCCTTATAACAATGATTAATTCCCCAGCAAATAGACCATTTCCTTGGCAAGAAGAATCGTTAGATTCTTCTTTTACAGTAGAGTTTCCAAAAGCACCTGATATGAGTATGGTTTTAATTGGTGCCGAACTGTATAGGAATCCTGAAGAGCATGACCGACTTGTTTTGCATTTTAAAGGTCACCCAAGTAATAAAAAAACAGGTTTAATATCTGGAGATCCAGTTAGGTTTACATTTAGATCAAAAAAAATTAAAGAAACTTGGTATGGGTATATTAGGCACGTAGAGCAGCCAAACACTTGGCAAGGTGGAAATACAGACATTGTTTGTGTAGGGGCTACCTATTACCTTAAAGATTCAAATCAAAAAATTTATAAAGACGTTACCGCTGACCAGGTTGTTACAAAGATTGCAAACAAACACGGACTTGCGACAGTTACTCAACGCCACCCTAGAACACGCCCTAGTGTTGTTCAGGCAGGACAAAGTGATTGGCAGATTATTAGGAGCTTAGCAAAACAAACTGGTTTTGCCTTAGTTACAGACAATACTACTATTTTTTTTGTATCAAAGGATAAGATTTATTCAGAAAAAAAGAAGTCTTCCCCTTACTTTTTTTACGTATCTACTGATGAAGACGGCCAAGCCCCACGTGAGTTAAAAATACTTGGAACAGTAATTAGTTGGAATCCTATGCTTAGTGATAGCGCACCAGAGGCCGGTAGCAGAGTTGATAGAGTAATTACTGCAGTAAATACTGCTAACGGAATTGTTGCACAGTCAACACATCAAAACACTGTAGATGATAACCCTGTTAGCGGAGTAGTTGTGCCTAATGAAGGGTTCTTCTTATCATGACAGTTTTTTCTAATAATAAATCTGCTGCAACATCTAAGGCCGGGTTTAAAAAATATCACGTACATGAGGTAGCAACTAGCCAAACAGATGCTAAACAAATTGCAGATTCGTATAAAAAATCACATAGGTATCAACATAGAGCTCAGGTATCGGTTGTTGGGCACCCCTCTATCAAGCCATATGACCCTATCTACTTAGATGGGTTACCTAATGGGCTTTCTGGATATTGGACAGTCCTTTCTGTTGTACACGTATTTGGCGGACGCCCCTTAGATTATTTTTTAAATTTAGAGGTGGGAACAGACATAATTGGAGATATAGACCCTACTGCATCTAGTCGCGTAGCAACTAGGGATATTCAATCAGAGCTGTCCGGACAGTCTTTAGTTGGGTATGCAACTACTTTATCTGAGTTCTCTTTATCCCCAAACTCCTCAGAACTGGTTCCAACTAGAACATTAATGCCTACAGCCTATACTTCAACTTCTGTTACGGCTGTTCCAAACGTTTACGGCGCAACTAAATTTTTAGATTACTACCCTGATTTGATTTCTATAAAAAATCCTGTAAAATGGGTAGCCACAAGTAATGGGAGAATTGTACAATGAGTTTTGGTAACTATGAGCTTGATGAGAATACTTTTAACCATGACCCACAAGGAAGATCTAGATTTTACGGAATCTATTCTGCCCAAGTAGCTGCTGGTATAGACCCTACAAACAAAAACAGAGTAAAAGTCAAAGTATTTATGCCTTCTGGTACAGAAGTATCTAACTGGGCTAAAGCCTGCCTGCCTATTACAGATTCGTCATACCATCCGGATCACGAACCCCACAACGTTGCTGCCCTTGCCGCCATGTTAACTACTACCCCAACTTCTACTGCAGATGCTTACGGCTCTACAGATATTCCTGCCCTTACAATAGTGGCAAAGTCTCCTGGCAACCAGCAGCTAAACCATCAACACGTATCAGTTACTAAACAGAAGACTGTTAGCAAAAATAACGCCACTATTGTGACACATTCTCCAAGCGCTACCACAGACTCTAAGGAAAATAGTAAGTATACTGCTGCTAGTGGGCTTGGAGTCGGTACGACTGTTGGCTCAAAAGGCCCATTGATTCCTGAACATACTTTTCATAGGTCCGTACCTGTGGAAGGACAAATGGTTTGGGTTGTTTTTGAAGCCGGTCTTCTTGAATATCCTGTTTGGATTGGAGTACAGTCATGAGTTCTGCAATTAGTTACCCATACACTTTAGATATAAACGGTCTTGTTGAAAGTGCAGAAACATCAACTAAACTGTATTTAGATAGAGTAGTTACTCTTTTGTCAACAAATGTTGGGCAAAGACCTATGCTTCCTGAATATGGGACAGATTGGTCAACGACTTTGTTTGAAAATGAAAACAATTACCGCAGAGCAATACCTATTGCAATTTCTAACGCAATACGCAAGTGGCTACCGGAGATATCTGTAGAACAAGTAGAACTTTCTGGAGATGAGTACTCTGGGATAGTGTATGTAAGCCTGTATTTAAAATTACCAGATAATACAATAGCAACTATGAAAATTAACACGGCAACATTTAATTACGATGGATTGGTTACGAGGTAAAAAATGGAAATAGATTACACTTCTAGAGATTTTGCTGCTTTAAAAGCAGACTTAATTAAGCTAATTAGTACTAAAACTAATACTAACTGGAACCCCACAGATTATTCTGACTTAGGAAACGTACTAGTTGAGTCGTTTGCGTACATGGGAGATATTATGTCTCACTATCTAGACCGAATTGCAAATGAAACCTCTATTGATACAGCTATCAAATCTGATACTTTATTAAATTTTGCTAATCTTTATGACTATGTAGTGTCTGGTCCAACACCCTCTACTGTGTACGTAACTTTTAAAAATGGAGATTCATCTACTACCTCATATGATATCCCAATTGGTACACAAGTTATAGCCCCCCTTTCATACGGACCGTACGCACAAGTTTACTTTGAAACTTTAGAAGCTGCCACAGCGTTAGCTCCAGGGGCAACCATTACCCTGCTGTGTGAAGAAGGAAAAACAGTAAACACTGATCGTCCTGACCAAATTGACAGTAATTACAATAGAGCTTTACCTGCAAATTTAGGTACTTCTAATGGATCAGCAGACCAAACATTTTTAATTTACGACTACGGGTTAGTTAATAAATCATTAACTGTATATGTAGGTCAAGGAACGGCTTTTAGTTCATGGTCTTATGTAGATAATTTATTAGGGTACGGACCAACAGATAAAGTATTTACAGTTGTGCGAGATGCTGAAGGTTTTGTAAGAATTGTGTTTGGAGATGGAATTAACGGATCTATTCCTGGATCAAATCAACTTATTAGTGCGGTTTATAAATCAAGTGTTGGTGTTGCAGGCAATATTAAATCACTTCTTATTAGTGAAGTTACATTTATTCCTGGAAACCTTGACATTCAAGTACCAACATACATAGAAGTAACTAACTCTTTGCCATCTTCTGGTGGAGCAGATGCGGATACTTTTGAACAGTTGCGTAAAAAAGTAAAGGCCGCAATTAGCACAAGAAAACGTGCCGTTACTTTACAAGATTACGCTGATCTTGCCCTTATGATTCCTCAAGTAGGAAAAGCAAAAACATCGTCTAATGTTTACTCTTTAGTAAACTTATATATTCAAGGACCAAATGATTTAACTCCTGCCCCAGGCTACCCACAAGCTAAAAATATTGAGTCTGCTTCAGGTAACGGCACTACTGTAACATATACATGTAAAGCACTTAATCCGCATGGGCTTTCTGTAGGAGATGTAATAACCATTTCTGGTATGTATTTACCTGCGTATAATCTATCAAATGTTGTAGTTGCTTCTGTACCTACAACAGAAACATTTACCGTAACTAATGCTGCTACTGGTACTTGGAACTCAGTAACTGCTGAAGGTCGTACAGGCCTAGTAATTAAAACAGCAACTGCTTCAAGCTCAGCACTTACAAGTACTTGGAACGCTATTGCCGCTGATGTAGCAAAATATTTTGAAGATAAAACTCCAGCAGGAATATCTTTAAACATACTTCCACCATCATATGTCCCAATTTATTTAAAATATACCGCAACTGTTGACCCTGCGTATAAACAAGCAGATATTAAACTTGCTGTTTATCAAGCAATGCTTGGAGTAAACGGCATGTTTCAATATGAAAATAACACGTTTGGCGACAGTATTCCTTTGTCTGTTGTTACAGCAGAAATTCAAAATATACCTGGAATTTTATCAGTAGTTATTAACAAACTTAATACAGATGATGGAAGTAGTGCAGCAACTATTGTTTTATCTGATTCTCAAATTCCGTTTTTAACTGCATCAAGTTTGACAGCGGTTATTAACGGAGGAATTGCGTAGGAAAATAAATGGCTAAATACGGTACAAGTAGGTACGGCTCTGGTTTTAGATACGGCGAAACTTCTGCCGTAGGTGTTTACTATAATTCTGGTATTGAAGCCTGGTCATACAACTATAACGAAATTGCCATTTCTTGGGGAGTCATTATTCCTGACCCAAATGATGGCCCCTTAACTCACTGGAAACTAGTTAGAAGTACAATTGGAAATGTTGACAACCCTAATACTGGTACTTATTTATCTGGTGGTCTGTATTCGTCAATTACTAGCGGATATACAGACATAGTTACTGATCCTTTTAATGGCGAATATTGTTATTCTCTTTGGGTGTTTACCGGAACTAAATGGATAGCTTGTGGAGCAAGCTACGCGCTGAACATTTCAGAAGACAGCAGCCTATACAAAGTGTCAAATTGGCTACCTAAAGCATGGCTAAACGTTACAGACTACAGCACCGGAGAAGCAGTCGGAGAAAACGAAAATAACACATTTTATAAAATATTAGGAGTATTTTCTTTTGTTTATGACAAATTTAGATTAGAAGCCTCTCTTTTAGGAAACGTTAACAATAGAATTTACACTCCTAGTTCTATTCTTAAATATAAAATTTCAGATTTTAATTTTCCATTTGAACCTGCTTTAGGGGATACATATCATAGAAGTTTATCAAGTGTTGGAAACATTGTTCATGGAACTAAAGGTACTCCTGCAGCATACTCTACATTTACTACTGCCCTAACACACTGGGGAAATGAGATTAAAGTAGGCCATAATTTACTATTAGACTATAATGATGCTTCTTTTGAAGAATCAATTGGTAGATGGACTGCATCAAGTGGTACTTTAGCTCAAAAAACATTTACTGCAGAAACTCTTACCGTTCCAAGTTTGTCTCAAACTCTTTGGGACTTAACTACAGGTCCAAAAATATCTGGGTTTGCTCAGCTAACTACCGCGTCAACTTCAGCGGTTACTCTTAGTTTGCCTGGAACAAGCAACGCTATAACTTTATACGGCATACCTGTTAAACCAAATACTAATTATTTCTTTAGAGGAAACATACTTCATAGAGACAATGCTGCTACTGTGACGTCAACAATTGAATTCTATGATATGTACGGTACTTTATTAGTTGCAACTTCTGGTGGTCCATCTCTAACAACAACTACTGCTTGGACAGAATTTGCCGCTACCAGTAGAAGTGGTGCCCTATCCCATCCTAAAGCTAAATTTGCTAAAGTAAAAATTGTTATTACTCCGTCTTCTGCTTCATCTAGCAGGTATGCAATTGACATGTGTCAATTTTCTGAGGCTAAAAACAGTTTTGAATATCAAGACCCTAGAAGGGTACATATTAACGTGCATGGGGAAAAACAAAACTTTATGCCTAACGGCAGTTTTGAAAATGGCAAACATGGTTGGGAACCTTTTAACGGGACTACTATCGATGATAGTACAAAAACTGCAGCAATTGTTTTTGGATCAAAATGCCTTAAATTAAAATCTACGGCTAACGGAAATTCTGCAATTGTATCGGATTGGATACCTGTTGATCCTGGCACTGCGTATACTGCTAGTGCCTATGTATTAGGCTCTGCTACTAGAAAAGCCCGCATTAGAATTGAATTTTCAAATAAAGCAACTCTAGAAGAGCAAGCACAAGTATTGAATGATGCCAATGGGCCATATTATTCACCATTAGTTAACTACTCTGATTCTGATGAAATTACGTTGTCAACTACAACAAAAAACCAAATAAATGTGACTTTCTTATCACCTTTAGTTTCACGAGATTCTGTTGCACCTTGCGCTAAAGTTTCTATTTATTTTAGTAATAACGTTGCTAACGATGAGTATTGGATAGACGGGGTCATGTTAGAAGAAGGATCTTCTGTTTCCCCCTACTTTGGTGGATTTGGTGGAGTGGCTCCAACAGACCCTGTAGTACAGCAATTTTATTATCCAAATGATTGCAAATGGGAAATAAAAAATAGATTTAATTATATGCATAATCAGGGGTTTGAGACAAACACTACTGACTGGACTTCTGACGGAACACTTACAAGAACAGCTTCTGATAACAGTCTTGGTCCCCTATACGGATCTTATTTTGGAAAAGTAGTCCTTACTACGCCTACTACTTCTATTACAGGAACTTATTACCTTAAAGAAGCAGCTAAAGGTGGAGAAGATATTGTTGTATCTGCTTATGTTCGTCGCCCTTCTTCTACCGCCATTACTTATAACATGAATGAAACTATTTACAACCTACCTGCAAGCGGAGATGGTTGGACTAGAATTTCTAGTGTTTATAAATTAACATCGGGAGCAACAACAGGTACATTTACAATATCTGTTTCTGGTACTACAGCTACTTACGTACATATTGACGGAGTACAAGTAGAATATGGGCGCATACCTTCTCAGTGGATAGATCCTAGTGATACTGGAACAACTACTTTAGTTAATCCTACAAACTCAGCTAAAAATATTTTAGCTACACAATCAGAGGCACAAAATGGGGGTAAATCAACCTACTTCCATAATTACGATGTTAAAATTTCTAGGCTTAGTGCAAGTTTAGGTGACTACGCTATGCACGGTTCATCTTGGGCTATTAAACCTGGCTTACCTACAAACTCATATACTGACATAGAAAAATCACTTATTCCAAACAATTCTTTTGAAACTTCTTTAGGAAATTGGACTGCGTCTAACTCTACTTTAAGTCGTAACATATCAACAGGATCTATATTTGATTACAGCACGGTTTCAGGACAAGCCTATGCTGTAGTTACTACTGCGGGTTCTTCTGGAAATAAAACTTATGGAATTGTTTCTGAGGCTATACCTATTACAGCTAACGGTGGCTATTATGCCTCTGCAGCTGTTCGACCAGTGCCCTCAGTTTCAGCTGCAGGAAACTACATATTAACTGTTGATTTTTATGACGCTAATAATTACTCAACTGGTTCAGGTTTTGGAACAGCTATGTACACAAAGACTAAAACAATAGCTGTTACTCTGACAACTAGGTGGGCATATATTGCAGACACCTATGCCGTAGGTAGTATTGCTGGAGCAGCTTATGCAAGAATTACAATAACGTCAACTCCAACAACATATGGCGCTAGCAATGCCTTCCACATTGACAACGTAGTATTTAGGCAGTAGAATGATATCTATGGGCATAGTTATTATTTCAGGATTAGCAACAGCGTGCATTTTAACTGCTTTTGAGGGGCTTGTAAAGCCTATGGGTAAGTGGCGTGGTTTAGCGGCATTTGCTATTTCAATTCTTGCCTGTTACAATCTTGATACGAAGTTATCGTATCTTGCTGTCTATTCTTTAGCAACTGCTTTTATTGGCCTAACTCTTTCTCTTTTAGTAGAGCAAATTTTTAGTGGCCCTACGCCTAGAGAACGTCGCGGTTTGCCAAACAAGGTGGATAAGCTATAGAATAGTTTATAAGGAGGGTTACATGTTAAAACCTATTATAAACCCAAAGTTATCTCTCAGGGCTAGATCCCTGTTCTACTATTATGTTACAAAGGGCCGAGTCATATCGGCGGATGAACTCTGGGAAAATAAAGAAGTCCCTGAAGGTCGGGATGCTATTCGAAGTGCAATGTCCGAATTGAAGGATTTGCGCTACATTAAATCTGTCCGGGTAAATGTAAACGGCCAGTGGAGAACTAATTTAAAATTCACGGATGAGGCAATTAAGATGCTTTCTACCGACGACGGAATATCAGGCGTTCTATACATAGACAGCTATACAGCTAGTAGTTATATCACTAGTGCTAATATAGATAATAATCCTAACGGATTATTATCTATAGGGGCTGCGCCCCTTGAGGAGGAAAAGATGGCATGGAATCTTGACGGAGAAGAAAAACCTAAGCGCAAGCGTTTCGGTCTTGCCCCAGAAGAAGAAGCAGTTGGTTCTGTTGGTAAAGTTGATGATCGTCAGGCTAGGCTAAACGCAAAGTATAAGAAGCCAGTTAAGGCCCAACATGACAGCCGAGATAGAATCAATACACCAGAAGAACTTTGGTCAACCAATGATCTTGTTGCAGAGTTCTACGATCTAGTTCAGAAAGCAGCCCCAGGTGTGCCGTCTCAAGTTAACGGCAAGTACGTAGCGACTTGGGTTAACAAGCAAGTTGCAGAAGGTACGGGGCGTGTAGCAATTCTAAAGGCTATGCGAATGTTCTTTGGTGATCCGCGTTCTTTACATGACACCGGGATTGGAAAGCCACTATGGCAGCGGTTCTTTGCTTACTACCCAACAGTTCACGGAATTGTAACCAGACCAGTATCAGACGAAGCAGAAGTTGATTACGCAGCACACGAAGAAAAGATGTTGAGACTACTCGGAGGAGAATAAATGTACGATTTATCCGCAATTGCACCAAGTGTGCGCAGACAAATCCTACAAGCCGGTCTACCAATGAAAACCATAGGGTGGGAGTTTTCAGATCTCGAGCAAAGCCCAGCAGTTGAAAAAGTTCGTCAATGGGTTGAACGAGTGGTCAATGGTGAGATCATCCAAAAGGCAGGGGATCCATTTTGCGGACTCGGGATCATGCTGGTGGGTAATCCAGGTCACGGAAAGACTACTCTCGCCTCTACGGCCCTCCAGAGCCTTATTAGAGGTATTCCAGGAGAAGTCTTGGGTACCCCAGGAACGCTCCCAAACCGAATTGGGGCGTTTATGGACTATCCAAAGCTTTTGCGCCTACAGAAGTCTTTATGGTCTGAGGAAAACGAAGCTGACCAGTTGCTACTTGACAGCATATACGGTGACTCGGATAGAATGAATAACGTAAGAGTGTTTGTTTTGGATGATCTTGGCAAAGAGTACCGAACAACTTCTGGTTGGGCGGAGAATACATTTGACGCCTTACTTCGTTCAAGATTTAACGCAGGCCTACCAACTATTGTAACTACAAACGTTGAGTTAGAGAATTGGGGCGGAGTTTATGGAGAACCTATGGGAAGCTTTGCTCTTGAAGCATTTGTTCCTGTTAAGGTAAAAGCTTTGAAAGGGGATAGAAGAAAATGAAAGAGGATACGATGAGTGAATGGCAAGCAACACAGCTTTTTCTTTCCGAAACAGGTGTGCACGAAGTTGCTACTAATTTAGATAACGCAAAACTTCGTTGTGACTGTGCTGCGTTTAGAGAACGCAACATATGTAAACATACGCGTTTTGTTACTATTCGTAGAAGTCAAAACAACGGCGTTTACCCAGTAGAGGTTTCAAAAAAAGCTTCAGAACATGAAGCCAGCTTAGCTAGTTTAGATCCTAAACTCTTTAGGCCCTTCTTAGTTAAATATGGAAAAATAGAGATCGTTTAAAAATGCGTGGGGGCGATATATCAAATGAAATTCCTTTTCGTGTGTTGGTTACTCTTGACTGCATTTTGGATCGCAGGGCCAAGATTACTAAGGTACTTGGTATACCGGTCGCTTCGGAAGAAGTTACGTACAATCGGCAAGCTCTATCCCAATTTTGGCGATTTGCTGAAAAGTACAGTTTCAGGTTAGAATTAGTAGGGTTCGAGTATTCTCAAGAAGAGATGGATGGCGTCTTAGAAGATCTAGATAATCTAGGTACTAATCCATTTAATTATTCAAAGGCTTACAACGTAGTTGCGGACCTTGTTGCAGAGTTACCGTATCGTCCAGAGGTAAAGAACGTTATTGATATACCAGAGCGTGGGCTACGTTATGGACATTGGTATTTAGATTTAGGGGCATTAATAAATGGCAGCAGATAACGAAGAGCGTCTCATATCCCGGGTAGTTCGTACTCGGGAGCTCGTCCCTGCCCTAGAAGCCGGTGTAGAAGATAGTTGGTTCTTTGTTGAAGAGAACCGAACACTTTGGAAGTTTATTCGCACACACTGGACAAAGTATCAAGAGGTACCTAGCGCAGTTACTGTCAAGGATAACTTCCCTACATACAGGCTGTTAGCTGTAGAAGACTCGTTAGATTATTTAGTTGATCAACTAGTCGAATACCGCAGACGTCAAAAAGCAATTGAAGTCGTACAGAGCGCTGCAGAGTTTATTGCTTCCGGTAATCACGATGCCGCCATTGCTGAGATGAGTCATGGCGTAGCAACTATCTATGACGAAGGTACCGGACAAACTAGCGATGTTGATCTTACAAAAGATACCAACAATCGTTTTGAAGAGTACATGTCTATAAAGACCAGAGACGGTGGTTTGCTTGGCTACCGCACTGGGTTCCGCACTATTGACGAGGCAACGGCTGGACTACAACCAGGTCAGCTTATTACTATTATTGCGCCCCCTAAGACCGGTAAGTCAGTGCTTGCTATGCAGATTGCCGTTAACGTGCACGAAGATGGCTACGTACCGATGTTTCAATCTTTTGAGATGAGCAACATTGAGCAGCAACATCGTCACGATGCTATGCGCTCTAAGATTGCACACTCACGCCTTATTCGTGGAAAGTTACATCCGGATGAGGAGCGCCGTTACAAAGAGACATTAGAGCGCATGGAAGAGATGCACAAGTTTTATCTTACTGATTCAAGTTCAGCTATGACAGTTACTGGTCTTGCCGCAAAGATTGAAAAGATCAGACCAGATATTGTTTTTGTAGATGGTGTGTATCTTATGGTTGATGAGGCAAGTGGTGAGTCAAATACCCCACAGGCCTTGACTAGCATTACTCGTAACTTAAAGCGCTTAGCGCAAAAACAAAATATTCCAATCGTCATCTCAACACAGGTCCTACTGTGGAAGATGAAGAAGCGCCAAGTGTCTGCGGACTCTATTGGTTATTCTTCCTCTTTCTTTCAGGACTCAGATGTGATTCTTGGATTGCAAAAGCAAGATGAAGAAGACGACTCCTCCCGTGAACTTCGTATTGTTGCTAGCCGTAACTGCGGTCCAGCAACAAGCGATTTGCTTTGGGATTGGGAAGGAGGACGTTTTGAAGAATATGGATCTTTTGGCCAGCCAATTCAATCCTTTTAACGGAACTCAACTCTGCCTAGATGTGGATCCAGATTTATTTTTTCCACAGGATTATAAAGATCCGCTCATCATTGATGAGACTAAAAAAATATGCGGAGATTGTTGGATGAAAGACCCTTGCCTTAAGTACGCAATGCAATACCCAAGCCTAGACGGGATTTGGGCGGGAACAACCCCACATGATCGGAAGAGGTTACGAAAATTAAGCACATCACAGAATTAAAACCAGATTACAAAAACGCTATGGATCTTCGTGGTGAGCCTACGCACATTTGTGCTTGTGGATCACAAGTATGGAATGTAAAGTGTATGTTCCAAGACTATGAGGTCTCTATGTACTTCCTAGATATGGAATGTGCAGACTGTGGCTCTATGGCAACAGCTCCTACTTTGGTAGATATGCCAGAAGACTATGTAATGATGAATGATCGTCCTGTAGAAGAGGAATAATATGTACCGTGAGGGTGATGTAGAGATTGCTTTACTAAGGCTAGGCATAGAGGTCAACCAACGCAACAGTGAGTTGCTTGGTCTATGTCCTATGCACTTAGAAAGAACTGGGCGACCAGACTCGAACCCCTCATGGTCAATGAACTGCGAAACCGGTGTACACCACTGCTTCTCTTGTGGATACCGCGGAACTCTTATTACTCTTGTTGCAGAGATTAATGAGTTCCTTACCGAATGGGGACGCCTTGACTTTGACGCAGCTAAATCATGGCTGCGACAAAACATTGAGGTTAACTTTGAGTTATTGGCAAAGCAACTAGAAGAAGCCAAAAACTCTTACGTCCCCATTGAAAGACCAGTAGAGATGAGTGAGGCCCGGCTAGCGGTATTTGTAGAGCCACCACAGTGGGCGCTAGATGCCAGGTCACTAACTGCTGATGCGTGTGCAAAATACGGCGTTGTATGGGATGCAAAACAGCAAGGCTGGATTACTCCTATACGTAACCCAGAAACAAAGAAGTTAATGGGTTGGCAAGAAAAGGGTCAGGTCAACCGCTACTTTCGTAACAGACCTACCGGAGTACAAAAGTCTAAAACTTTATTTGGTTTAAACGTTTGGTCCGGTGGAACTATGATCATAGTAGAGTCTCCTTTAGATGTTATAAGACTCTCATCTTTGGGAATAGATGGTGGGGTTTCAACTTTTGGTGCGTCGATTAGCCAAGATCAGGTTGATCTTATGCGACGTGCAGACAAGTTAATCATTGCCTTTGATAATCCAAAGATTGACCAGGCGGGTAAGAAAGCATCTAAAGATATGCTTGAGCGTACAAAAAAAGAAGGGCTGGAGTGTTTCTTCTTTAAGTATGACGGGGATGTAAAAGACATTGGCGATATGACCGAAGAACAGGCTCTAATAGGTATAGAGAAGGCAAAACATTCAGTGTTTGGGGAGGCAGCTTACTTATGATTATTGGGCTAACAGGATACGCTAGATCAGGAAAAGACACCGTAGCTAATATTCTTGTAGAAAACTATGGGTTTAAACGTGTAGCGTTTGCAGACCCTATTCGCAAACTTCTTTATGAGACAAACCCTGCAGTTAAAGATGGTGATTATAGGCTTCAAGGAGTTGTTGATGCTTACGGTTGGGATGTTGCAAAGACAGCGTTTCCAGAAGTACGCCGTTTGTTGCAGGACCTTGGTGTAGGTGCCCGTAAAGTATTTGGTGAAGACTTTTGGGTTAATCGATCATTAGCTTCAATTCTTGAACATGAGAAGACTGTTATAACTGATGTTCGTTTTATAAATGAAGCAGATATAGTTAGGCACCAAGCTGGTCAAGTATGGCGCATTAAACGTATGGGCGTTAATGCAGTCAACGGGCACATTTCAGAACAAGAACTAGACGGATACAAAGTAGACCAGATCTTTGCTAACAACGGTACCCTAGAAAATTTAGAATTAATGATTAAGACAAGGATGAATGGTCTAGTATGATGTGGTCATATGTATTAGCAGCAATAGGCGTTACAGGCATCTACTTTGTAGGTCGTAAAAATAGATGGGCATGGTTATGGCTCATATTCAACGAATGCTTGTGGATTATTTACGCAGTGACCACTGAGCAATACGGCTTTATATTTGCCGCTGTTGCATATACCGCCGTTTACATCAAATCTTTTTTACATTGGAGACCAGCCGCGTGAGTTTTACAGGAACACTTTTACCGTATCAAGTTGAGGCCGTAGAGGCCATGGTAGACCGCAAGAAGATGCTTGTGGCCTACGACCTTGGCTTGGGTAAAACTGTTCTGACTATTGCTGCACTTGAAGAACTTAAAGACCTTGGAAAGATAACCGAACCTGGTATTATTGTTTGCCTATCCTCATTGAAGTATCAGTGGGCCGAACAGATTAGGAAGTTTACAGATGACGCTGCAAACGTTGTGGTCATTGATGGAACGCCAAAACAACGGGCGCTCCAATACGGCGAAGCAGTCGATTGGGGTCACTCGCTCACTGATTATGTTATCCTCAACTATGAGCAGGTTGTTAACGACTGGGACTACGTCCAACACCTTGCAAGAGGATTCGTTGTCTGCGATGAAGCAACAGCCATCAAAAGTTTTAGATCAAAACGATCAAAGCAAGTAAAAAAACTTACTAGCCCAGTTAAATTTGCTTTGACAGGCACGCCTATTGAAAACGGTAAGCCTGAAGAGCTGTATAGCATTATGCAATTTATAGATCCTAAAGTCTTAGGACGATTTGATTTATTTGATAAAACTTTTATTGTACGTAATCATTTTGGTGGAGTAGAAAAGTATAGAAACCTGCCCACATTAAGTAAGACTTTAGCAACCGCATCTGTACGCAAACGTCAACAAGATCCAGATGTTGCCCCCTACTTACCTGATACAATTTTTGCAGAACCTATCTTAGTAGAGTTTGATCGTGCCGGAGCAATTTTGTATCGGCAGATCGTTAGAGAGATACTAGAAGATTTAGATAATGCTATAGATGATTTTGGTAGCTCATTTGATTTGTTTTCCCACTACTCTGGAGAAAACCAAAATGATGCTGCAAATGCTATGAAGGGCAAGATTATGTCCAAGTTAACTGCGCTTCGCATGCTTTGTGATAGCCCAGCACTATTACTTAACTCTGCCGGTAAGTACAGGAAAGATAACGATAACGGCTCTAAATACATAAATGATTTAGAAGAAGCCGGCAAGTTTACTAGTTTAAAATCAAGCCCTAAAGCAAATGCACTTGAGCAATATGTATCTGAGTTTTTAGATAGCTATGAAGGAAACAAAGTTGTTATCTTTACTAGCTATGTTCATATGGTTAAGTTACTTGAAAGAAGTTTAGAAAAATATCAACCACAAATTTATACAGGAGAACTTGATGCTAAAGCTAAAGAGGTTGCTAAGGTTATTTTCCAAACTGAGCCAAGTTGTCGTATACTTATTAGTTCTGACGCCGGTGGGTATGGCGTGGATCTTCCTCAGGCTAACCTACTTATTAATTACGACCTTCCGTGGAACGCAGGTTTGGCGCTACAACGTAATGGGCGTATACGAAGGGCCTCTAGTACTTGGCCTTCAATTGTTATTCAAGACTTCCTAATGGAAGGATCTATCGAAGAACGTCAGCACGCAATGTTGGTGCAGAAGATGGCCGTAGCTAATGCAATCATTGACGGTGAAGGCATAAATACAGAGGGTGGAGTTAATTTAACTGTGGGGACACTTAGGGCATTTTTAGAAGAAGTTTCGGTATAGACTATTTCTATGCCTAATGCACCTAAGACCCCAACACGTACCATACGTGTCTCTAGCGACCTCTGGGGGGCCGTTAAAGCCAAAGCCTTCTCTGAGGGCCGTACCGTCACAGATGTCATTATTAAGGCCTTAGAAGAGTATATTAACGATTTGCGTTCTGTCGAATAATCGGCTAAAATATATAACGGAGGGAAAAACATATGCCTAAAGTTATAGAAAAAGAAGATCCACAGAACAATACTTTTATGAATAAGGTTGCGAGCTTTGTAGCATTAAAGCGTCGTATTGCCGACATGGATAAAGAACGGTCATCAATTCAGGCTGAGCTTTCAGACATTGTTGACGAAGAGGGTGAGCCAGACGAAAAAGGCCATATTTGGCTTACGCTACCTTTTGAGGTAGACGGGGTTACATCTCTACAACGTCAGCGCAAAGTATCTCAATCTCTAAACGAAGACTCAGCAAGCACAATTCTTAGTGAAAAAGGTTTGTCAGAGCGTTGCTATAAGATGATACCTATGTTAGATGAGGCAGAAGTAATGGCGTGCCTATACGAAGGTCTTTTAGCAGAAGATGATATTGATGCTATGTTTACTAAGAAAGTTTCATACGCGTTCTATACAAAATAAGGGATGACATGACGGATCCGGTAGATAACTTATTTAAGAGTTTGGATGATTACTATCCAGGTTCTAAGAAAAAGCGTCGTGCCGTAAATCCAAATGCTAAACCTAAAAAAGTTACACAACAAGGTTCCTGGGATGAGAATCCTCAGGTAAAAACTCTACCTAATGGAAACGTGGTAGAATTATATAGTGCAGGGTCATTGTGCCTTGCATTAGGCAGACCGATAGTTACTTTGAGACTTTGGGAACGAAAAGGTTATATACCACGTGCACCCTATCGCTTAAAGTCAATAGTTGTTAAAGGTGTAAAGAAGCCCGGATGGCGGATGTACAGCAAAACAATTATCGAAGCAACTATCAAAAGCTTTGAGTCTCGGGGACTGATTGATGTTCCCAGGATTGATTGGAATAAGCACCATGATCTATCAATTGAACTGATGGAAACATGGAAGAAAATCCATGAGCAAGAAACCCACCTAGCGTAAAGATTCAACCGAATCTTAGCTATCAGCCAACTACCGAAAGGATGCGCCATGAGCACATCGTTAAAAATATCAAAGCCAGTTCCAAACGTAGATTCATACGCTGCACCAGCAGATGAAGATCTATTTGTCCAAGAAGATGAGAATGAAGTTCCAGAACGCTCATCTGTCATTCAAACAGGCTGGAAGGCAGCAAAGACTGCCGTAGCCAAGTCTACAAAGGCATTCGCAACGGATTTCCGTTTTGACGAAGATGTACAACTTATTAAATTTATCTCCGATGAACCAATGGCATTTATGCAGCATTGGGTAAATCGTCCTGGTAAAAAGTCATTTATTAGTATTGGTGAAGATGATCCACTAATTGCTGTAGGTAGCAAGCCGGATCCAAAGTTTGCCTTTACCGTCCTTAATCTTTCTGATGAGGATCCACAACTCCAGTTAATGGTTGTCGGGGTTCGCTTATGCGGTCAGCTTGAAAAGCTTGCTTCAAATACGAAGACAGGCCCACTTAATCGCGCTGACCTATATTGGGCAGTAAGTAAGTCTGGTCAGGGGACAAAGACTTCTTACTCTATCGTTCCTGTGAAGGAACGTGACCTTGCTGAGGAATGGGAAATTGATCCTGTTGCTGCTGCTGAGTTAATCAAGACCATGAAGCCACTTGGACCAGACGCTCTCCATACGTCCACCAAGGCTGAATTGGCTGAGATTGCTCGTGAAATTGCATCAGCTAACTAGATAACCCATCAAGTGAGGGGCCCGGTTTTTAACCTCCTTTCTACGGGCCCCTTACATTAATTTTAGGAGAGCAATGAATATAGTTACTACGCTTGACCAATTAGCAGAGCTAATTGCTGCCTACGATAAAGTAGACTCATTTGTATATGATGTTGAAACAGTAGGCGATCACCGCGGAGACCCACGCCAAAATATTGTTATGTGGATTGCTTTAGCTACCTATGATCGCGTAGATGTTATTCCCATGGGTCACCCAAATGGTGAGTACGTAACAACAGAATATCCTTTGCTACCTTCTGCACAAGACCGTATGATTAAGGGCCTTCCTATACGTCCCTCAGACTACAGTAAAGATGAGCGTAAAGCTAAGAAGATCTTTACAGAGGGCCCTGAACAGTTAACACGTGGAGAAGTGTTTAAAGCACTTCGCCCACTATTTGCAAGCGACAAAGTTAAGATTGGTCACAATCTAAAGTTTGATCTACAGAGCGTAACTAAGTATCTTGGCGCACTTCCCGCACAGCCGTACGCATGTACCCTTAATGCTGCGTTTATTCTTAACACACAAAACCGTAACAACCTTGGGTTAGATGACTGCCTTAAGCGTGAGTTTGGGTACGAGATGGTTAAGGGTGTCGGTAAAGAAGTAGAGGTATACAGTTTTGAAGAGGTTGCAACATACGCTGCGTTAGATGCAGAGTGGACTTGGAAGCTTTGGATCAAGTACTCTAAGCAACTAGATACTGATAAGCTTCGTGGAGTATTTAACTTAGAGATGGATGTACTAGACGTCATTTGTAACATGGAGCTTCGTGGCGCAGATATTGATGTTTCTGAATTAGAAAAGTTAAAAGATAATTTAGAGGTTCAGTTAGAAACAACCAAGGGCGAGATCTATAAACTTGCCGGTAAAGCTTTTAATATTAATAGTATTCCAGAAAAACAAAAGCTTTTGTTTTCTAGTAAGAAAGACGGCGGACGTGGATTACGCCCTAAAGTTTTAACACCAGCCGGCGAGAAGCGCATGGATTCCGGCACCCCATCAACGGTATCTGACTATTCGGTATCAGAACCTGCACTAAGAATGTTTGCAGGAAAAGATGCTCTTGTAGATGCGTTTCTCAACTATTCTGATCTAAATAAGTTGTTAACAACTTATGTTATCCCATACTTAGGTGGGGATATTACACGCACTCTTCTTGGTAAATCAAAGATTGTAGCAAAGAAGAGCTTGCTTCTTGATGGGCGTATTCACACAGACTTCATTCAATATGGCGCAGAGACGGGAAGATTTTCTAGTCGCAATCCAAACTTACAGAACGTGCCGGCTCCGCACACTGTAAATGGAAAAGCGATTAGAAATCTTTTCGTTGCACCAGAAGGTCACTCATTGGTTGTAGCTGACTACTCTCAGATTGAGCCACGTGTTATTGCGTCCTTTAGTGAGGACCGCATTATGTGTGGTGCCTATCTAAATGGTGAAGATATTTATACAACAGTTGGTAAAACTATGGGGGTAGACCGTAAAGCTGGCAAGCAATTAGTTCTATCTTTAGCCTACGGTGTAGGTCCTGATAAGATTGCTGATTCTATTGGTTGTTCTGTAAACGAGGCACGAGAGCTCCTAGACGGGTTTATTACTAAGTTTCCTTCTGTGGCTAGATATAAGAAGCGGGTTATACAGGAGAGCCGCAATCGTGGCCCAGTACCCTATGCGCTGACCTACATGAACCGTCGCAGGTATTTGCCAGATCTTAGGTCATCTGTGGTCTGGGAGCGTGCTAGGGCAGAACGACAGGCTTTTAACACGGTTATCCAGGGGTCTTCGGCAGATCTCATAAAGCTTGCTATGATTAGGGCACATAAAATGATTCCTGACGGGTCAAATCTAATTCTTACAATCCATGACGAATTAGTTACTGTCACTCCCAATGATCTTATTGGGGAAACAGAGGCAGCAATTCGTGAGGCTATGGAAGGAATCAACGCTCTTAATATTCCGCTGTTAGCAGATATTACGACGGTTACTCGATGGGGAGACGCCAAATAATGTTTGGACGTAAAAAGAAAAACAAAATGAAAGTATCAATTAGTAATTCAGATAAGGTGCTGAGTGTTTCTTTACCAATTTTGATGCGTCAAGTAATCTATGATACTATGCTTATGCCTACAGAAGATATAGCTAATGCTATGGGGTTACCTCCAATATCTGATGAAGTAGCTGACATGGAAGAACAAGCAAGTGAGCAACGTTTACAGCGATTTTCTAGGTTGCTTCCCCTTATAGACTCACATGCAGACATAGCATCTAAAATTGCAGTTGCTGCATATTTGTTAGAAGACAATGAAATAGAAGAAAGATTTATGGAAGACGCAGAAACGCTTCAAAGATTGTTTAGGTTAGTTGCATTATCCTCTTCACTTTCTTGCGTATCTACTTTATTTAACTTAGAGTTAATCGAACTAAATGGAGCAAACAATGGCAAATAATGACTGGTGGGCAAAAAAATTAAGTACTAATCCTGCCCCAAGTTCTACCCCCGCTACAGGGCCAGCACCTGGTAACGTGTATAGGGCAACAGTTAATCAACCAACTGTACGTGTTGACTATGACGCTGTGCAAGATCAATTAATAAGCAAAGCTGCTAGCTCTAGAAGTACTGAGACATGTCCAGGTTGTTACTCAGGAAACTATATGTCGGCTCCAGGAAGCAATACTGCAAAACGTTGCTACGACTGCGGATACCCACTCGTACAATCTGGTACTGGAACAGGACTTCCAAGTCAAAGTTCAGGACCAACAGTTGCAGCAAAACAAGTAGGAACATCAGGTTTTAACCCCAACATAATCGTAGATAGGATCGGATAATGGCAGTTATTAATTCAGACGCACTAAAGGTAGTCGCCCAACTAAATAAAAAGTACGGGGCAAACACAGTAGTTGCTGCCAATAACGTTGTTGCTACACAACGTGTCACATCAGGTTCTCTAACACTAGATGTTGTTCTAGGTGGTGGGTGGCCTATGAATCGTTGGGTAGAACTAGTAGGCGAGGCATCACATGGTAAGACAGCTATTGCTCTAAGAACTATTGCTGCTAACCAAAAAGTAAACCCAGATTTTACCGCAGTGTGGATTGCTGCAGAAGATTTTGACGCTAAGTACGCCGAGCTCTGTGGCGTTATAACTGAGCGAGTTATTCTTGTAGAAACTAACAGTATGGAGAATGCATATGAAGCAGTTATTAAATTCATGGAAAGTAAGGCTGTTGATATGGTTGTTATTGACAGTCTACCTGCCCTCGTACCTGGAGCAGAGGATGAGAAAGAAATGGATGAGTTTACTGTTGGACGAGGAGCACTCATCACCAACAAATTCTTCCGAAAAGTAGCATCAGCAACTAAAAGAGATTTGATTGAATCAGAGCGCCCTGTATTGGGCATGATGATTAATCAATACCGTATGAAGATTGGCGTCATGCACGGCGATCCTCGTACTACACCAGGTGGTCTTGGTAAAGATTATGCGTATAGCGTTCGTTGCGAAATAAAGCGCGATGAGTGGCTAGAGGTGGGCACTGGACAGGATAAACGCCGTGTGGGGCAAACAATCCGCGTTCGCACAATTAAGAACAAGACTTATCCGCCACAGCAGACAGCCTACCTCGACTTCTACTTCTCTGATGGAGGACCAGTCGATGCTGGGGGTTACG